TCTGTGGTATCCACCACGTTGGTATTAGTTATCGCCATAATAAATTACGCTGTAAAGTTTTCGTCTTTTCTTAATTCTATAATAACACTACCAGAAGTACCAAAAGCACTTAACTCTAAGTCGCCTGAAGTTGCTGTTGTGTTGGTTGCGTTATTTGTAATCTTACCAGCAGTACCATCATAGTGACCTGTACCAGCAAGTTGAATTGCTGTTGTGTCAGATGAAGCACCTTTAAATTGTATCTGTACATGACCTGTATTGTCATCAGCAGTACCTTGTACTAACTGCCACCATATTCTAGTGATATCTAGTTTTGCACCATTAGCATGACCTGATAAACCACTTGCGTCTAATATGTTTGAGTTTTCAGTAGTGTTATCGTCCATGTTTACTAGAACAGTAACCTTACCACCAGAGGCACCACCAGAAGCTTCTACTACCGTGTCTCTTAATGTTCTTGTTGCAATTGCCATTTTTTATTCCTTTAACTTAATATTTCATTGTCAATATAGTCTTCTATACTTGACACCTTAACATTTCTTTTTTTAGCCACCTGTTTAATAATACCATCAATCTTACTAATAATATCACCTTTAGTTTTACCTAACATAACGTAGATATCTTTTACTGCCATCTTTTCAGCTGGCGATAATTTTTTAAACTCGGCAGTCTCTTTAGGAGTATCTGCTTTTTGTTCAGCGAGTTTAGTCTTGAACTGCTGGAACATCATCTGCTTGTTCTCCGCCTTGATCGACTTCAACAGGTTCAGGTGTTTCTACTTCAGCAGTATCAGCAGTTAAAACAGCAGCGTCTTTTGTTGCCTGCATTTCATCACCTGCATTTAACCAGTCAGTAGCAACCGATTGTCTCTTGTCATCAAGTGCTTGTCCGATCTTATCAGACAACGCAGTTTTAAACGAGTCCTGAGCCGCTACATTGTCACCATCTACTAGTGAATCAATCATACTTTTTACATTTTCATTTGCCATAATTAATTATCTCCTATATTTATATTAGTATTATCAATGTCAGTTTCCATACCCTCGTCTGTATCCATGCCCTCAGGTGCAGCGATAATACCTTGTTTGATCTCTTGTGCGATCTGATTATCAATTTCAATTATATCTTCGTCACTCTGTCTTAATACTCTTTTTCTAATATACTCTACCGAATAGTATTTACCTATATAAGGACTAACTTCTTGTGCAAGACTTAATCTTTCTCTTAAAATTTCTGCCTCTTTTAATTCTGCAAAGTATCCATCTTTTAAGTAGTCATATTGAATATGTGAACCTATCTTTGCCCAATCTTCAATAGTTATGATACCTTTTAAAACTAATTGTGTTTTAAGTATATCAGCAAAGACCTGTGTAAATCTTTTTCTTAGTCTTTGTACAAACTTAGTAAATTTTAATTCATCTCTACTAATCTCAGCAGCCTTACCTAGATTGAAACCAGACTCTGATTCTAATCTTGATATCGGTACATTCAATGCTTTGTATAATTTCTTTTGAAAGTATTGAACATCTGTAATCTCACCTAGATTTTGTCCACCTGGTAGTGTAGAAACCTCTGTGCCTTTTGCACCCTCTCTACGAGGTAACCAAAAGTCTTCGAGCATTGACATATGTTTTCTGTCATCTCTAATCTCACCAGTCGAAGCGTCATAGACAAGTTTGTTTCTGTATCTTGCCATTACATCTCTTAGATAAGATTCTGCTTTTATCTTCGGCAAGTTACCTACGTCAACATAGAACACTCGTCTTTCAGGTGCTCTTACTATTCTGTAAATAACAACAGCGTCTTCAATCATTCTTAATTGATTGACAGGTTTAATTGCTTTATGCAAGTGACCCATGACCATATTTCTTGTTTGGTCAACAACGCCAGATGTCACAAAAGTTATTGAGTCGGATGCGATCTTTAGACCAGCATTTGAATTACCTGCTTGCATACCTTTTTCATTATACACAAACCATTCTGCTGTCTGCTCGACAACCTCTATGCCTTTACTTTTGACATCTCTTTTCTTTTTGATCTCACGAACCTTTTTAATTTTTCGTGGGTCAATATATCTTAATTCTGTTAGACCTTTTCTAGGACTTGTAGGATCGATAACTTTGTGAAAGAAGATTCGACCATCAACATACCATCTTTTAAATATGTCATGACCTTTTTCTTCAAAGTTCAACAGACGCATTACCTCGTCAAACTCATCCCTGATTTTGTCTTTAATTTTATCTGAAACAGCGAGTTTATCTAAAGATATTGAAACAGCAACGTCTCTCTCGTTAGATACAATAACCTCATTGATGATGTCTTCGATTGCCATATCACACTCTGGGTGTTGAGCAACCTCTCTGTATCTTCTTATAAGATCATAGTCATTCTTTGCTGTGACCTCCATATCCAGGTATTGACCAAAGTAACCGCCAGCAGATATAGTGGTAACACCATCATCTGGAGAAGGTATAGTGAAAGCCTGTTTTGCTTCCGCTGGCTTCTCCAGAGTGTCATTTTTTCTCGTTATTTCAAAGCCAAGTAGTTGTACCATATTATAATATTCCTTTTTGAATTAACTTAATTTTATTATGTAGTCGTATCTGTTTCAAAGTATTGGAACTGGAAAGTAACCCCAAACTCCTCGATAGCGTCATTAGCATTGTAGTTCAATGGTATACTATCTAAAGCAATTGGGAACAGTCCTCTGTAAGTGTATGATTTTAAAGTATTACCATTTCTATCTAAATGGTCAATGAAACCATCAACTTGGTAATCAGCAGGATTTGCGATACCTTCGTTGTCAGTCATATTGTTAATACCGTTCATCCATCTTTCAAATCCTCTGTACAGTTTGAAGTCAGTATCGTTCATAACTGTAATCGACCAAGGTTCGAAAGTTCTATCCCCAGCGATTTGAAGTACCCTTCCTCTAAACGGTATAGGAATATTACCTACCGTTTGTCCAGGTACAGCAGTTGCTCTACATAAGAAAGCAAGATCAGATGTTTCACCACCAACAGCAGCATATCCAGGAAAAGGTAAAGTTACCTTAAACTGATTAGCACGAGCTCCGCCGCCTCTTAGACGAGATTTAAATTCATTAATATTTGGCATTTAAATTTTCCTCCCTATTAAGCGCCTGCTACTTCAGAAAAGGCAACGCCTGATCTTGTAGCAACGAAGTTAAGTTGAATGAAGTTAATAGAACGAGCAGGTTTGACAAATATGTCAGCTCTAAATTCGTTTCTATCTATAACATCACTTGTATTGTTAGTTTCATCACATACTACTGAAAAATCAGTAAGACCTCTTCTACCTTGTACATCTCTTAGGAAAGGTTCTACTAAGTTTCTAAATTGTGCTCTTGTAAACTCATCATTAAATTCAAAGAGTTGAAATTTAGCAGCAGTAGAAATTGCCTTCTCTAAAGTGATAAACAGTCTTCTAACATTTATTCTGTCAAAAGCACTAGGTTTACCTGAAGCAGTCTTATCACCAAATAGCACAGTTCCTTGACCAGGAAATGTAACCACTGGATTGATTCTTGCTTTGTACAACTCATCTCTTTGAGATTGATTTGGATTGAAAGCAAGTTTAACTGCACCTCTAATCTGACCTCTGTTATATCCAGCAGGTGAGAAGTGTGGATCAGCAATACTATCTGTTCTAGCACATAAACCAGCAATGTCACCATTTAATGGCACAAATCTGTAAACATCATTGTATTTGTCATACATGTATTTGTAACCACTATCGATAACAGCATAACTAGTTGATGGTAGACCATCAGCAAATGATACTACGTTTTGAGTTTGTGTAGTTGCGTTTGCAACACCAACTACATCTGCTCTTGCAGGTGATACGAAAGCGACACAATCTTTTCTGTCGTTTGCGATATCCATAACGGCAGTTGCTTTTGTGTCTCCAGTTGCGTCAGCACTTGTTTGAGAAGGTCCACATAATAGTAAACTTAAATCAACATTTTCTTTGTCGTTAAATTTCTCGTATGCAGTAGCAATCTCAGCATTTGTTGCAACATAGTCATCTGTTCCACCAGAAAGTGAAGTGTTAGATACGTTAAACGCATTTGCTAATTCATTATCAAAAGTTTGTCCTGATTTAGCAAGACCATCTGATAAAGTTGAGATGTGATCTATCCAATAAATGTACTTACTATTTCTGTAAATTACATCTGGATAATAGTTTGAATTACCTTGATCGTCTTTAGCGTCATGAGCCTGAGAAACACCTTCAAATGTTTCTAAGATTGATCCAGCAGTTCCTGTAATCGCACCATCTTCATCTATTACTGCAATGTGCATTTCGTCTAGTGAACCACCAGCATTAGATACGTCAGTTGTTGTTGTTGGCGGTCTAGAAAAGTTAAAATAATACTCCCAATGTCTCAACACTTTACAGTTATCAACAAGAGCATGTCTTAGACCACCTGTTTCTGTTTGACCAGTTGCAGGGTTGAATCTTGCAATTGTTAAATTGTTTGTTGAAATTGCTGTTACCTTATAAAAGAATCCAGAAGGTGCACCATCAGTTGAAGGTACATTACTTGCGTCTCCAAATTCTAAAATGTCACCTACTTGAAATAGAGATCCATCGTCCATAGTGACAGTTGTATCTCCGATAGCAGCAGAAGCGTCATTTGTTAAAGTTCCACTCTGTGAGTGAGGACCGAAAGCAGTAGAGTTAGGACATAAAGAAACTTTGATACTGTTTCCTAATGTTCCTGCCTCTCTAGCAGCCCATGGTCCAATGTTTGTGACTGATCCAGCACCTGAGTCTGTCATGTAGGTATCTAGATAGTCAGCAGTATTTTTAATTAAGACAGCAGTACCAGTTGACACAGCATTTACTAATCCTGTGATTGGTCTTACTACCTTCAGATTGTTTCCGTAGCCTAAAAAGTTTGCAGCAGTAAAAAATTCTTCAAAGTTATTTGAATTTGGTTTCCCAAAAATATCAACTAACTCATTCTCAGATGAAATAGTAGTGATCTCATCAATTGGTCCTTTTTCTGCCGTCATTACGATACCACCAGAAGTAGTAGATACAGCTGGTACGATATTCGTTAGGTCCTTTTCAGTCACATTAACACCTGGTGATACTTGAAAAGCCATGTTTAGTTCTCCTTAATATATTAAGTAATTTGTATTAGTTATAACCCTTTGTAGATATTTATTATAATTCGTTTCTTTACTACTCACCCTTTCGGTAAGTCACAGGTTGCCATAATACACCTGCGTCATCAAAAAATGAGTTATTCATACCTTCTGGATCGTTTAATCCATCGTCAATAAACCCAAAAGGTGCCATATCTGCTTCTATAGCATTCTGTTGTTCAGTAAACATTTGTCCTCGTACATCAACATTTGTCAACTCTTTGAA